CCGCGACGGCAAGACATTCTCGTCGTTCTGGCGAGAGCAGGGCGAGGCGTGGAAGAAGGTGTCACTCTATCGCCTGCGAAACTACTATCGGCTACAGCAGAAGCGCTATCGCGACATGCGCGAGCTGGACCCACAGCTTGACAGCGGCCTGGCGACGCTCGCACAAACACTACGTCCCGGTGGCGCCAGCGCCGAGGTGCCGACGCAGCCTAGCAAGGTGGCGAAGTTGTCCGACCGATTGTCGAGCATCCTCGGCGTCGCCCGCGACATCGTGGTGGCAGCACTGCACCGTGCCTAGACTTCAACGCTAAGGCCCCCGGCTTGCACTAGGCGACGTTTTCTGGTCGCGAACGATGGTCGAGGTCGTCGCGACGTCTTGGCGGCGTCCTAGCGCGTTCTAGGTGGCAAAGAAAGAAGGTTGAGACGCATCACGGCGGCAGCATACTACTCGTCAGCGTGGCCTCGCCACGGCGCCGACACGCTGCCGCGGCGCTATTCCAGGGCCGCGGCTTCCAAAAGGACCCGACAGCGCTTTGTACAGGGTTTGCTTGGCTGGCGACACACTCATCTCGTCGCTGTAATTGCTGAACACGCTGTTTTCACGGCGCCAATTGAGCATCTGCGAAGTCGAATCCGATTGATCTTTATGCGTCGATAGAGGGAAGTGCATGATCTCGTTGAGGTAGTCACCTACCCAGGCGGGCGCTGCGCACCGCGGCGAAATGACATCGTCACACGACCCTTGCGCCGGAACGTAGATTTGACCGCTCCGGATCTGCGGCGAGGCGACGGCCATGCGCGTCTCTTTCGGGCCGACAGGGTCGATTGGTGTAATGGGTGTGCGAACCCAGTCGCGTTGCTCGCTTAGGTCAACAACTGCTTCGATGCCGGCAGCTTTGTTCTCAATCAAGAGGTCCGAGGGACGCCAATCGGCGCATGTGTCTTTGATGTTCTTGAGAATGTCAGGATAGATCCACGGCTCAGCTCTAACGTCGACGAGGTAGCAACGCCCATCTTCAAGCTCAGCCCATACGGTTATCGCCGTTCTCGCTGCCGAGCTCGACATCTGCCGCAATCGAGTGCCTCCGGTGTCGACGCTGACCACGACGCGAACAGACCTCTTCACGATGTCATCGACATCGACGTAATCGTAGCGGCGGAACCAACGTATGTCAATCATGGCGCCAGACTCAGCGACGGGGCGGCACATGAACTGCCCCCACCAGAGCGCGGGGTTCTGCGCCATGAGTGTCGCCTTGATCTGCTCGACGTCAGTGCGCTTGTACTCCCACAGGACATCGCCCGGCGTGCGCAGGTAGACGAGATCCTGCCGAGGTCGTCGCCTCGTCGCAGGACGCGCCACAGGCCAGCGCTCGTCCCGCTCGGCGATGGCGGGCATCGAGATCACTTCCCACTTACGATCGTTGGCGTACTTCTTCAGGATTGTCCCAACGACGTCGTCCTCAGCTCCTCGTTGACGTGGCCGTCCCAGACGACGCCAGGACGCCGCACCAGCACGTTGACGCCGCCGAGGTCGTGGACGGCGGCGGCCTCGTTGACGCGGCGCACGTCGGTGACGGCGACGAGCACATCGTGATAAGTGCCTGCTGCCCACGGCGACGCTCTGCCCTGGAAGTGCTGCTCGGGCAGTGACAGAACCTGCTGCCGCAACGCCTTCACCCAGTGGTCCGCATCAACAGACCGCATCGCCTCGCCGAGGTTGATGAGCATCTGCCTGTACGTGATGCCCCACGCCTCGCAGACGGTGTCCTTCTTGGCGTCGTCGGTGAAGTTCGATACGTCGACGCCGTAGGCGGCAGCAGCTGCTCGACGCAGCGGGTCCGCGAAGGCGACGGCGACGAAGGCGAGGCCGCGCTCATGGGCGACGTTGCGCAGGACATCGGCGAAGGTGTTCTTGCCACTGCGCTTAAAGCCTGAAATTCCAACTAGATAACGGGTCATTCAATCTCCATGCCGCAGGCTGAGAAGCTGCCGCGGCCAAAGAAGTGTACGTAGGCGACTTCGACGAAGCCGGCGTCGTCGCCGTGGCACATCTGGACCCAGTCGACGCTGTTCTCCATACGATGCCTACATCGCGCCTTACTCTCGACGACGTCGGAAATTACGTACTCATGAACAAAGTACACCGAGCGACAACCGCGTGCAATCAGGTCCTGAGTGCAGCGCAGACAGGGCTCGTGCGTCACATACGCCGCCGCGATGTCGCCCGTCGAGTAATCCAGCGCCGAGCGCTCGGCGTGGCGTGTCCGAAAGCACCGCGACGACGGATTGCACGTCGCTTCGTCGCAGTGAGGTTGCCCCGGCAGAGCGCCGTTGTAGCCGACGCCTGCGACGCTGCCGTCACGACGTAGCAGCACGGCGCCGACCTTGAGTCGGTGGCATGTCGATAGTCGCGACAGCGTCGTCGCCATCGTCATGTAGGTGGAATGCTTCAGCACAGCGCGATCCAAAGTTAATCTCCGTCGAAGCTCTGGTTATCGTCCTCGCTGCGGATACCCGCGAGGTTGTGCTCGGTGTCGAAGACAAGGCAGCGATCTCCTTCGAGAACCATGCGACGGGACCATCCTTCGCCACGATCGATCCTGAAGTTGATGCCCGCCCGCGCAAACATAGCCGTCAATACTTGCAGATCATTCGCTTCTGCCATTCTGCACCTCCCAGTCAAGCCATCCTGCCACGACACCTCTACGATGTCAAGTCTCTACAGCAGCACCTTCGTGTATGCCCTCTAAGATCCAAGCGATGCCGCGACGACGTCGCAATGTAGCCGTCACGACGACATCTGCGCCACAAGCAACACCAACCACTGTCAACCTCCCAGCGCCGCCCATCGCACAGGGCGTCGACGCCGTCGTGGCGTGGCTCAATCGCGTCAACATGGCGACGATGGAGCTCGCCAGCTCGGCGCCGCTCAAGCACAAGGCCCTCCAGGGCCTCATAGCGGCCTTCGGGCGCTGCCGCGCAGTGGCACGGGACGTGGAGCTTCTCTTGAGGGCGCGGGAGCAGCGTGACGGCGTGGCGGCTGCGGTGGGCTACGAGGAGGCTTACCCCGATGCCGATCAATTGGCAGTGCCGCTATGGGCGTCGATGGAACTGATACGCCTCGCTCAGCTCGTCTTGGCGGCGCCTGAGCTTGACAGAGAAGACGTCACTTCGATAGCGAATCGAGTCAAGCACTACGTCGCCCTCGTGACGGTACGTGAGAGTGCGGCGACGGCGGACTTCAAGCGGCGGCATCGCATAGGTAACGACGTGGCTGGCGCTGTCGAAGGCTATGCCCAGGTGCAGGCGCAGCTGGAGGCCGAGGCATTGACGGCGCGTGACGCCGAGGAGGCCCGCGTCGACCTCATCAGCTACGGCAAGTTCATGAAGAGCGACTTCGAGGCGCCGTGGCACATCCAGGTGATTGCCGACGCCCTCATGCGCGCTGAGCGTAGGGAAGTGAAGGGAATTATCCTAAATATCCCACCTCGTCACGGTAAGACGACGATCGCCTCTGAGCTGTTCGCCAGCTGGTACGCCGGAAAACATCCAAACCACGACGTCATCGTCGGCAGCATGTCGGCCGAGTTCGCCGAAAACAACATCGGTGGCCCGGTACGTAACCTCATCCAGTCGCCTGAATTTCGCCGTGTCTTCCCCGGCGTCAACATCATGGCCGACACGTCGGCTAAGGGCGCCTTCCGCATCTTCCATGAGCAAGCGTCGGTGCGGCAACGCCGAGGTATGTTTAAGTCGTTGGGACGCACAGGATCACCTACAGGTGCGGGCGCACACCTACTCGTCCTCGACGATTTTATCAGTGAGGATGACGCCTACAGTCACACCGAGCGAGCACACCTCTTTGAGCAGATCTTCCGCTTCCGCTCGCGTCTTGCGCCGAATGCGTTGTGGATCGTCATCAACACCCGCTACCACGAGGACGACGTCGTAGGCGTCGTCCAGAAGCGCTACGGTGACGACCGTAAATGGGAAGTTATCTCGCTGCCTGTATACGCTGAGCGCGACGAGGTGTGGGAGATAACGCGGCCGGCGACGCCGTATCGGCCAGCTGAGCGCAAGGTGTTCCATCGCGGCGTGGGTGAGATCCTCTGGCCGTTTCGTCAGAACGACGTCGAGGACATGCGGCGCGTGCTCATGAAGGAGTCGCCGCAGATTTGGTCGGGGCAGTTCATGTGTCGTCCCGTCGCCGAGTCGGGCGCTATGATCGACGTCAAGTGGTTTCGTCGCTACGACTTCGCCGACGTCGACGACATCACGAAGCGGGCGGTACGTGTGGTAGTGTCCTGCGACCTCGGCGGCACTCGACTGCGGGCGACGTCATCGACTGCGTCGCGGACGGCTATCACTGTCTGGGCTGAGCTTGAGGACGGTCGGGTCTATCTCGTCGAAGTCCGCGCAGAACCCTGGATCTACCCCGACATCCTCAAGAATATCAAAGAGGTGTGTAACGACTGGCGCCCTACCGATCTTCTCGTCGAGGACAAGGCCGCTGGTATCGAAGCTGTCGTCGACCTCGACGAAGCTCGCGACTGGGTCCGCACACCTGTGACGCCGATCATGCCCGTCGGCCCTAAAGAGACTCGCATGGCTGTCGCATCGCCGCAGATCCGAGGCGGCCAAGTCTACGTCCCGGCCCAGACGTCTTGCGCGGACGTCATCTCGCCACGATCGGCAGCGCCGCCTTGGGTTGAAGAATTCTTGCATGAGATCATGCACTTCCCCCTATCAACACACAAGGATCGCTCTGATGCGACCTCGCAGTTCTTGAACTGGCGACGCGAGAATAGCGTGTTCTCGAATTATTCGGATGAGATGTCGTCGTCGGAGGCGAAGCAGCAGCTACAGCGTGCCCTTGCGGGTCCCTTCGGACGCAAGGGCTTCGGAGTGGCGCCACGACAGCGTGTCGGCGCGGTGGTCAGGCCGCGTTAGTCTTTTCTTCGCTGCGAAGCGTTTTGGCCACATCAGTTTTCATAGCAAGCGCTCTCGTCTGATCTTCGGGCAAGAGAAGGCTCAGGAATACTGCAAACAATCTTTCTTCAGATTCCGTGAGCTTAGGTTCAGTCATTCTTCACTGCCTCGTCGAGAGTACGATGCAGCGACGACTTGACCAGCTTGTCGAAGGCGACGAAGAAGCGATCTTTCTCCGACGACGTGCCGAGACGATGCGGCGCTGCCGCCGCGATACGCTCAGCGACGACGTCGATCGTCTCAAGCACCTCGACGTGGACGTCGGCGTTGACGCTGTCTAACGTGACAAGTTTGTTGTTCTTGGCGTCGGTTGCACACGGTAGGACGCCGTGTATATACAGAGTGTCGCAGGCAAGAGTGATCTCCTCGTCCTTCCAGCTGACAGGGTGGTACAAGCAGAGAATCTGCCGACGCACGAGCAGCGTCGTCCCCAGCGAGGTCGCCCAGTAGCTGCTGATGTCGCTGGGATTGAAGAGGGCCGGCGCCGTGTTGACAGCCAGCTCTGTAGCGTCGAGGTCGTTGGCGCCAGCGGGCTTGACGCTGTAGCTCTTGTTGGCTGTTGGTCTGTAGATGCTGAGCCACAGCATGCCGCGAGGGCATTCGATGATGGTCGGTGTGGTCATTTTGAAACCTTTGTTTGGGATTTAGCGGGCGCCGCGGGCGGCTTAGCGGCGGTTCAGATTTATAGCGTCTTCGTGTCATGGATAAGATCGTCAGGATGCCAATAGCATGATGCTCCATCACTATTATTTGGTACAGTTACGCGGAAGTCTGTTATTTTCCACACAATACCGTTCTGTTGATTGAGTCTGAAACCATTGATATAATTTAAAGCCTCGCGAATAGCAATCAGGAATCGAGTTAAATTTGATGTAGAGTAAGATACTAGCTCACCGAATGCGTTATCAACAGTCATATAGGTAATTTCTACTCCTACTCGCAGATACCCACATACGTCTTCAGTTTTACTTGATGTTTGAACCCACACAGCTAACTCCTAATGAGCGAGATTACCATGCCTGGACAACGATGTCAAGCATCACGTATCCGATACCGTAGGGCTTGAACTTAAAGCAGGAGGAATCAATGCTTAGTTTGGCCGAACCTCGATGTATGCGTCGTTGACGACAGACCACTCCACCAGATCGCAATTGTAACCCAGTTGTGTCACCTTTTCGACTAATTGCAGTGCTTCTGCTCGCTTGTTAAGGGAGAAGACCCAACGAACAAAGTGATGCTCGTAGTTAAATCCCTCTGTGTATGAAGAGTGTACTTGTCTTACAGTGTCCTCTATTGGTACTTTAGACCAGGCCGTGATGTCTAAACAAGGCTGTTTCGCCGTCCAAGCAGCCAAGAAGTTATCAAATTTTTCGTGCCAACTCATACTACACCGAGGTTGTCAAGGTTTGGGCAATGACGCGGCCCAGCGCATCCGATGCCGTCTTGCTGATGAAGTCGCTGATGCTCATTTGTTGTCTTCCTTCTTTGCTTCCAAGGGCATCCTCGCCGCCTCGCGCAGCTTTGGCGGCGAGAAGCCTAACTTTGACGCTACCGTCTGGACGTGTAAGCAGGCATCGCGTCTACGAGGCAAAGTGCGATCTGTGGTAGGTATCCGTATACAATGCCGTTGTTCAGCTCGTAGACGACGCGGACGTCGTCCTTGGGCGTGTCGTCATTGTCGGGCAGCACGACGTACTGGAGATCGGATTTGGACTTGAGGCGTACGACGGCGCCTGGTGAAAACATCTTGGCCATAGGGACTCCTTTTTTGTAGATAAACAGCGCGAAGGCTTTGTCAGTGAGGCGCCCCGCTCAGAAAGGGATAGGCTCGTTTTTAATCGGCTTTGGCTTTGTCCAATCTGCTAAGAGCTGCTGAATGTGCTGATTGTCGATATCCTCTGCTTCTACGCGAGTAACAACGCTTATATACACAACTTTGCCGTTTTCTGAGAGATGTGGGTTGTATTTCCGAGTCAGTCCTGAATAGATCGGGTCCGGTTGCGCCAGAAGACGCAAAGCGTGTGTTACGAGATCCTTCCAATCAGTAGTTGGATGCACTGTGGGTATGTTTAGCCCCATATATCTCAGTGCCAAGAGTTCATCCGCGTAGTTCTCTTCTGTTATGCGAATGGTAAAGAATATGGTCTTATCGAGACCTATGGGTATGTCGCCTGTGTCGTGTTGAAGTCGAAGGGTAACTTCAAACATCCATTTGGATAAGCGTATCAAATCCAGTGTGTGCGAAACACACACCCACTTGGAAAGGTGTCTCTGCTTTTGCGCGGACAAGTCTTTCACAAACGTCTTTCTCAGTGACGTCTTGCTCAGTGACGCATCCGACTGATGTAGAGTTGAAGCTGCAACGAGTTTGGTAATTTCCAAGTAGATAGTATTTACTTCCGAGCGGTTGAGTGGGTTTCTTTTGTTGAAGACGTACTTGGTCGAGATCTTCTCTAAGGCCATACGCAGCCATGCCTCGCCCAGGTTCTTGTTGGCCAAGAACATGGCGGCTTCGTCGGTCATCTGATAGGCAGCGAGTTCACCGTCAGCGCCTTTACCTAATTTTGTAACAGCGTTGGCACGATTTTTGAAAAACTCATATCCTTTGTTGAGAGACAAAGAAGACAACCACGTATCAATTGAGCCACCAGGCCAGCTCAATTTCTCGGTCTGCCGGCGCTGCTCCTCGGCGAGCAGTGCTACGCTTGCTTTAAGAGGTCCGGTTGGACCACTTGCGAGCTGCCGGCGAAGTTCATTCTCCAGTTGAATCAGGGTAACATCCTTGTGAATTTCTGAGTCGGACATAGTTGTGTGTCTCCTGTGTTGTGCGTGAATCAGCGTGAAAAGACCCGAAACGGATCGAAAGGCTGTCCAGAGAGGGACTGTGCTCTGTGGCGTGTTGCACAGCTGGATGCTCTTGGTGCCTGTCCAACGAAATAAACACGTACCAATCTCTTGCCAAAGAGATGTCAGATCACCACCTTTCTCGATATGTTGCTTAATCTTTTGAATCAGAGCAGGATCGTGCTTAGACTTCATCGCTGTCCTCGTAAGGACAGTCCCGCCACCGCAAAGCTATCGCGAAGCAGGCATCCGAGTCTAAACGCCTCTTTCAAAGGATCCTCAGCAGACCACTTATCTAAGCCTATGTGTAAGACAATATCTTCTGATGTGGTCGGACAAATATGCACAGCTATATCGTCCAGTAGTCGAGGTGCATGTTCTCGAAGACATGCCAAGAAAACGTTGGTGACACGATGAAATGCAGCTTCTGTGAAGACAACTACGTGAGCTACATACTGAGAATCGGGCCAAAGTTTGGGTCCGCCATATCCAATGGATATGCTTGAATCGTTCTCGATCTCAGACAGGGACTCGCATAGTTTCGGAGTATGAAGAGGCTCATCCCAAGCGTTGCGACTGTGTCCAGGCATCTTTACTGCGACGACGCTACCACGATGTCAGGACGATGTCAACGACATACTAGCACGCTCCTGCAAGTGCTCCTGCAGCGCCCGTGCATACTTCGCCACCGCTGCCAGGACGACGCCCTCGTCGACAAGCCCAGCTGCCACGTCGTAGTCGACGTCGTTGCTCTCGACCCACTGCCTATAGCGAGCCTGCGTCGCGGCGTGGTCGTCGCCCAGCGACAGCGCCACGAGGTCGTCGTCAGTGCAGGCCATCGCAGCGACCTCGACGGCGTTGCCTGTGATCACAGATGCGAGTAGAGGGTTACGACGCGATACAACATCTTGCAGTCCTCGAAAGTTACCGCTTGAAGCGCTGCCGTCTTAGCCGCCTTCTGGCGAGAATAAGCTCGAAAGCTCTCGCGGAGAGTCGTGGCAACATCGTCAATCGCGACAATGTTACCGCTGATTATGCTGTGCTGAATTGTCATTCTCAACCTTCTTTCTTGGCATGCCTAGTGCGCTCAAGAGCTTTTGGCACCGTTCTTGCAAAGCCTTTCCATCACATTCTCCGAATGCGGGGCGTCCGTCCCACAAGATGTGCTCGACGCGACAGATGATCTGCGTTCCGACAAAGATCGGGCGACAGTTGAGCAGGGTGTCTTTGATTTGGTGATCCACTCCACTCAGCGAATAGTGAACCAAGATATCGAGATAGGGGTTGGGCCATACTTCCGTATGTTGCAGGAAGTTGACGATGTTCTTGACGTTCAGAATAGCGTAAGCACTATAGGCCGCTTTACCTCCAGGCAATCCTGCGCCTTTCGACTCCCACTGTTTGAGCACCAGAGCATGCCGTTGTAGCAAGGCTTCATCTGCTTCAGTGTAGTCGTGTGGGTAATATAATGCACTATCGGTGTAATCTATCGTTGATACTTCTATGTCGGTCGGTAAACCACAATTTAGCACATCAATGCGAACCTGTCGTTTCATTCTCAACCTTCTTTCTTTACCACCTAGAACGCGCTAGGACGCTGCCAAGACGTCGCGACGACCTCGACATCGTCCGCGACCAGAAAACGCCGCCTAACGCAAACCAGGAGCCTTAGCGTTGAAGTCTAGGCGCGGCGAAGCGCTGCCACCACGATGTCGCGGGCAACGCCGAGGATGCTCGACAATCGGTCGGACAACTTCGCCACTTTAGCAGGCTGCGTCGGCACTTCGGCGCTAGCGCCGCCGGGACGTAGTGCTTGCGCGAGCGTCGCCAAGCTGGCGTCAAGCTGTGGGTCCAACTCGCGCATGTCGCGATAGCGCTTCTGCTGTAGACGATAGTAGTTTCGCAGGCGATAGAGAGGTACCTTCTTCCACGCCTCGCCCTGCTCGCGCCAGAACGACGAGAACGTCTTGCCGTCGCGA